GTTCGGCGTTGTTGCTACCAACAGCACCCGCTTGCTCTCCGAGCAGGAAGTTGCCCAGGCAGTCGGCGTCGAGAAAGTTCTCGTTGGCCGCGCACCCAAGAACACCGCCAAGAAGGGCCAAGCCTATTCTGGTGGATTCGTCTGGGGCGACACCTACATGGCTCTTGCCTACATCGCCGGTGGCGAGTTCGCCGCTGGTGGATTTGGCCGCTCGATCCTGTGGGGCGCTGATTCTCCGGTTCCCTTCGTGGCAGAAACCTACCGCGACGAGGCCCGCCGCTCCAATGTGCTGCGCGTGCGCCAGCATGTTTCGGAGAAGGTGATTGACGGATCAAGCATCATCCGCATCACGACTGGCCTGTAATTTCAGTCACTGGTTTGTCATAGCAGAAACCCGCCCTCGCAAGGGGGCGGGTTTTCTGTTATTGACACGCCAGCCCTTTTAGACATGAACAAAAAAAAGAAACTAGTCGCTGCATTCATCACCGGGAACGAACAGGAACGCATCACTCGATGCGTTGAGAGCTACAAGAAGATTTGCGACGAGATCGTTGTCGTTCGCGCAATCGGTGCGCTCAAACCGGATCGCACGCTCGATATTGCCAAGGAGCTTGGATGCGTCACCGCTGAATATTGCAACTCGCCGCTGTGCGAAGATTGGCCGCACTTAGACAACTTCGCAGCCGCCCGCAACCAAGCATTCGCTCTTGCCTACAACCTTGCAGGCGAAGACGGTTGGGTGATGTGGGCTGACATTGACGATATCTTGCCAGAGTCGCAAGTCGAGCCGCATCTGAAGGCGCTCGCAGAATGCCCAGAAGATTGCGATTGGATTCTTACCGACTATGTAATCCCAGAGCAGCATAAGAGAGCGCCACGGGAGCGATTCTTTCGCCACAAGAGCGGCTGGTGGTGGCGTCCCGTGCATGAAAACATGCACCCGACGAAGACGATTAAAATCTGGAGTCGCCGCGATCTCGAAACCGCTCACCACAAGCCGCCACTTGGGCGCCGCCCAAGCAACGAGCGCAACACTCGCATCCTTGAGTTCAACGATCAATTCACGCCGAACATCAAGTTTTACCTGCACTACGAAAAAATGATCCAAGGCCAGCGCGAGCAGGCAATCCGCTACGGCGCGGAATCTCTTGCGCTTAAAAGCCTGGATGCTGTTCACCGCTACGAAACGATGGTGAATATGTCGAATATGACGGATGGCGATACAGCCCTTCGATTCGCCGCCAGTGCCGAAAAGCTCGATCCGAATCGCCGCGAAGCTATTGCCTTGCAGGCATCAATTCTTCTCGACCAAGGCAAGGCGAAGGAATCGCTCGCCGCGCTGGATCGCATGGAGAAGGTGCCCGTGCCATCGTTCCCGCAGTGGACGCACCGCGCCGAATACTATGGGTGGAAAGCCACGCGCCTTCGCGCTTGGGCGCTTCGCATGGCAGGAAAAGCCAAGGAAGCCTTCGCGCTTGAGCAGGATTTGCTCAATAGCTCACAAGGCCCAAAGATCAGCATTCTTCACGCGACAAGGGGAAGGCCTATGCAAGCCGTGCAAACGATGAGTCTGTGGCTATCTCGCGCCAAGAACCCTGCCGCCATCGAATACATCTTCGCCGTGGATGCCGATGATCCCACCGCCGCGCAGCTTCAACGCTTTGGCGGCGTGGCGCAAGAAGGCGATGCCGGTTCCGTAGGCGCTTGGAACTTGGCGGCATCGCATTGCGTTGGCGACATCCTAATCCAGATGAGCGACGACTGGGAATGCCCGCCGGGATGGGATCAAATGATCCTTGATCGTCTTGATATTTCGTCAGAAAAGTGCCTACGAATTTCTGACAATTACCGCACTGACGAGCTATTGCCAATGGCAATCATCACGCGCAAATTCTATGATCGCTATGCACTTTTCAACCCGCTCTTCAAAAACCAATATAGTGATGCCGAGTTCACCGTTCGTGCGGCGAAGGCGGGCGCGATTGTTGAAGCGCGTGATATTGTTTTTGCTCATCATCATCCTGCTTTCGAGCCAAATATGCCAGTTGATGATACGCATCGCCGCGTCAGCGATCCGCAAGAGCGTGAGCGCGCTAAAGCACTTTTTGAAAAACTAACAACATGAAAAAAATAACACTACTACACGCAACCCGTGGCACGCCTGAGCGTGCGCTAACGACAAGGAAAATCTGGTTTGAAAGGGCAAGCCACCCAGAAGACATCGAGCATATTTTCGGCATACAGGCCGATGATCAAGATAGCATGAAGGCTTTTAGCGACATGAATTATGGCGTGAGTGTGCCGCCGCCAGAGTGGGCATCATCGAGCGTGGCGAATTGGAACACCGCTGCCGCACTCTCAACAGGCGAGATTCTTGTCGTGATCGCTGATGATCTCACACCACCGATTGGCTGGGACGATGAGCTTCGTAAACTTCCTTCTGGCAAACTGCCTTGGGCCTGCTATGTTCCGGATACAGTGCGCGATGATGGCTTGATGTGCCACCCTGTTCTCTCTCGGGAACTCTACTCGCGCCGTGGATACATTTTCCATCCCGACTTCTATGGCGTTTTCTGCGACAATGACTTCACAGTTCGCACGCAATTGGAAGTGACGATCTTGCAGGTGAAGGGACTCAAATGGTTCCACGATCACCCGAGCAATGGCGGCAGGCCGGAAGATTCAATCGTCCTGCACCAGAACAGCAAGGAAGCGTATGCCTATGGGGGTGCCACGTTCATGAAGATGTGGCCGCTTTTGCAAACATTCAATCGCTGCCGGAGCGTTGAGAGCGACATCCACGCGCACCTGTTGCGGCTCGCGCAACTCGCCCGCGAATGCAACCATGTCACCGAGTTTGGTGTGCGAAGTGGGATGTCCACCTTCGCCTTCATGCACGGGCTTTCCAACAAGAGCCGCGCCACGCTTCGCAGCTACGATCTGGGCGATCCTTACAACCTATACGCCAGCATCCGGCCACACATCGAAATCGATTGGACATTCGCGCACGGGTCGACGCTCGATGCGCCGACGATCGAGCCGACTGATATGCTTTTTGTCGATACGCTCCACACCTACGCACAAGTGAAGGGAGAGCTTGAGAAGCACGGCAACCAAGCAAGGAAATACATTGCCTTTCACGATACCGTGGCCTTTGGCATAAGCGGCGAAGACTTCGGCCCTGGCATCAATTTAGCCATCCAAGAATTCATGAAAGACAATGAACACTGGAGAGTTTTCGAGCATCACGAAAACAACAACGGCTTGACAATTCTTGCAAGGCAATGAGCGCCACTCACTCTGTATGGATCGGCCCGAAGCTGGGCTTGATGGAAAAACTTACACTGACCCTTCTCGTCAAACACGGCCACGATGTGACGCTTTGGACGCAGGGCAAGGTTGAAGGCGTGCCGGATAGCGTAGAAATTAAGCAATTGCCGAAGGATATCTTGAAACCTGTCGGTTTCGCAGGCAACCCACATGCCCACATTCCCAATGGCGGCATTGGTAGCTTCGCGCATTGGAGCGATTATTTCGCACTTGAAACGCTCCATCGCCATGGCGGCACATGGGTGCAGATGGATTGCGCGGTGAACTGCAAGCTCGATCTTGCCGATTACACCTTCTCCCCGTGGCTTTCCACCATCTCGCCTGTGGTAATGAAAATCCCAAAGGGCAGTGACTTTGCGGCAGATGTCGGCGTGATCTTATGTGAAATGCTTAACGATGGCATGGCGGGCCGTGATTGGCATGAGGCGATGCTTGCGATTCATCAAGGACTTCAGCGTCATGGAATCCACTATTCCACGCTGCCGAGCTACTTCGATTGTGGAGGCGTAGATGTCTCGCCATACACGCACGCGATCAAGGTCGATGTGATCCATTGGTCAAATGCCACCCACAACACCAGCAAAGAAAAGCCGGTGAAGGGTAGCGAATACGAGCGTCTTTGCAAAGAGTGCAAGTTGATTTGACGCTCTGGCCCTTTTGTGAGTCTGCTTGATATTCTTGCCGCTGATTTTGCTGCTGTTAGTGCCGAGTTGCCTGTATCCTGCTCGTTCAATGGACAGGCATTCACGGCCAACCGCTCAACATTCCGGCGTGACAACCAGCTTCAAGATGGCGGCTTCTTCGGCTCGGTGGCAATGACGCTGACGGCTCCATATAATTCGGTGACGCAGGCAATATCTCTTGGAGATCGAGTGCTGGTGGCCGGCGCGCCATTCCGCGTGATGTCTGCCGAACTCGCGCAGGATGGCGTGAGCGTGGATTTCCAACTCGAAGACATTAACAAATGAGCCTTTTCTTTCCAACTCCACAGCAGCAACCAGAGCCAACCAAGCCGCCGGCCACTACCACGCTGACACTTGAGAAGGCGCTCACTGATGCATTTATCCAGGCGCTACAGGCTGAATTTGGGACGGCACTCACCGTCACCGCTGCCGAGAATTTCGATGCCATCGCGCTTCCGGCCTGCTTCGTCAAGGCAACGCGCCAGCAGGAATCGATCGTCAACTCGGCAATCTTCCAATTCTCGGTGGACATTTCTTTAGCCATTCAAGCCGACGATTCTGATCCGCAGGTATTGGAAAGCCTTTGGGCTGAGGTGCTGTGCGTTGCCTACGATGTGGACAATATTGTGGACAAACTTAACTCCATCCGCCCGCAGTATTGTTATGTTTACGGCGTGATCCGTGATGGCGGGGTTTCTCTCCAAACTACCGAGCGGCATTTCTTGCGCTCGGTTTCTCTCAGGGTTCATTCCGCGCTTGTGAGTTGACATTTTCGGCCCAATATGGCCGCAACTGTCATCACTTCTTCCGCCGCTTCAGGCGTCACTTTTGGCGCTACTGCCGAAACTGGCATCATCCTTTCTTCTTTCTCCCGTAGCGTTCAAAGCTCCAAATCCGAGCTAATGGACGAGGACGGCGATATTGTTGCTGTTTCGTATTATGGGGCAACCGCTACCATTTCTGTTTCCGGCGCGATCAACGGATCGTCCGGCCTTGCCACCGCTTCTGTCGGAGGACTCTTGACCCTCGCCAACCCGACCACTGCACATGGCGTGACTGGCGGGAAGATCGTTGTTGATAGCGTTTCTGCCGAATCTGGCAGCGATGCGTTCCGCACAGTGACGATTGAGGCGACTCAATACCCGAGCCTGTAATTTCCGGCGACGCGCCGCTGGCAGACCGGCTTGAAAAAAGTCTGCCTCGCTTTTAGAGAATATGATTACAGAGACAATAAACACGAAAGAGGAATTCGTTTGGACGGCAAACCTTAAAGCCGCCACTGCCCTTGCCACGCTTGGCTTTGGGCTAAAGTATCCGAATCCAGTCACGCGCACGATTCGCAGCGACAAGAAGGAATCAACGGTTTTCTGGTTCAACTCCACTAACGACCAAGGCGACAAGGCCGAGGACATTCTGCTTTGGATGACGAAGGGCGGCGAAGACCTGGAGAAGCGCGACCCAGAGCATATCGTGAACTATTTGCGGGCCTACGCGGCGAATAGGGACGCGCTGGTAGACATCATTCGCGGCACTCCGCGCCATATTGTTATTGAGCGCAATGGCAAGCGTATTGCTGTGCGTGAGGATGCAACCGAAGAGGACAAAAAAGAACTTGCAAAGCATTTATGAAAAAGAAACCCGCAAACATTGAATTGGTGAAAGATGACGAAATCCTTCGCGAAGAAGGAATGACTGACGGCCCTACCCGAATCCGAGACCTTGAAATCCGGCCCATCACGGCGCTGACGGTTAGCTGGATGCAGCGCAATAATGTATTTAGCGATGCGCACGATCTCATTTGGAAATCTGCCGCGTTTGCGTTCCTGCACTCGGCACCATTGCCACAGGTGCGCGCCGTAGTAAACGACAAGGGGGCGTTTAGTGAGGCTGTTGATAATTGGATTGAGGCAAACATGACGCACCACGGCGAAGCAAGCGACATCGCTACCGCTATGAATTCGGCCTTTGCTCGATACATGTCGAGCGCGAGTGAAGTGCTGGGCGCGAAAGGTTCCGCGCTGGGAAACTAAACGGCCCCGGCTGGCTGGCGGGTTATGTTTACCGAATCGCCAAAATTGCCGGCTGGGGCTGGCGCGAGATTACCGAGGAACTTCCATTCAGCGCGGGCCTGCAACTCATCTTCTGCGACGATGCCGCGCATGGTCGCCGCAGGCGCTGGGTGCGCAACCACAAGGAGGCAGATGTTGACGCTCTCGCCATGTTGGAGGCCGCGTTCGCAGATGCCAAAGTTCAAATTTGAAGCACATAAGCTCGAAAGCATATTGAAGGAATATGCCGAAATCCGCCAGGTTGAAATCCCGCAGGCCGTGCTAATCAACGGGCGACTCTTGGCAAAGGAACTCGCTCGACGCAGCCAGCCATTTGGAACAAAGCCGGACGCAGGCCGAGAGAGAGTGAAAAATGATATTGGCAAGGTGATCAAGGAGGATTCCAAGATAGAAGAGATGATCGACAGGGTGAATGATGGCCGTATTGCCGCCCGGCTCAAGCAGCTTTGGAATGCCCGGCGCTTTGATGTTCTGGAGACTGTCTTTCGCAATATCGGCTTTCTAAACAAATACGGCGACATGCAATTTGTTACAGACTTCAAAGGCCCGCATCGCGCCAATCGCGATCCACGCACAGGACGCACGCGCGGCAAGAGTGGCACACTCTACATCGCCGCCAGCGATATTGGCGGCTATGTCGAGGAGACTGCTAAGCGAGTTGGCATCTCAAAGGCAGGATGGGCCGTGGCGGCTGAAGGCTTGCCTTCCACGGTGGCAAACAAGCGCAGCAGCTACGATTTCCCGCAATTCGTAAAAGACAACATCAATCGCGGTAGCGGTTCGGCGCAAAACAATACAAGCAATATCACAAATCCAACCGTCACGCTTACCAACTCAACGCCATGGATCGATCGCATTTGCCCTGCAACCGAGCAGGCAGGAGCGGTATCTGTCGTTATTTCTAAAATGAAAAATCAAATGGCGATGATTTTGAAAAAACGCAAAAAGGCCGCTGAAGTGGCGGATTGACGAAAGCATCTCTATATGGCCGATGTTAGCGTAGAATTTGGAGCGAAGGATACAGGTTTAGAGCAGACGCTTAAGACTGTGCAGGCGCAGCTTACTTCTTTGGAAGAAGAGGTAAAGAGCGGCACGCTTTCCTTTGATGAGCTTCAGCAGACGATGCGCAAAGTGGCGCAGGCTGAAAAATTACAAGAGCAATTGCAGGGCATGGCAACAGGCATTGATGCAGCAGGGAATGCCGCAACAGCAGCAACTCCTAAAGTCGATGCTATTGGTAACGAGATGAAGAAAACCGGCAACGAGGCCAAGGATGTCGGCGACAAGTCAGAGGGTGGATTCTTAAAAATGGCATCGGCGGTTGCCGTTGGGCAGGCTGCTGTAAACATTGCCACAGCAGCAATTGGCGCAGCATTCAATGCCGTTAAAGGTAGCATTGACGAATTTGGCGCGGCCCTTGATCTTGGTGGCAGGCTCTCCGATCTCTCAG